ATTCGGTATCTTCGTTGATAACAAGGTGCCCCACGCCAAAGGTGTGGTAACCGAGATGGTCTGCATATATTTCATACTTGACACCCTCGTCTACTTTTAGTGTTTCGAAAATTTCTTCTCTATTCATTTTTATGTACCTTTCTTTTAATCGCCTTTGTAAATAATATCAAGCATATCAGAAAACTGCTCAACTTTTTCCATTCGATTTGGCCAATAGATGTAATCTTTTTCTGGATTCGCTTTTAAGTTATTTAGCAATGGTTGGACTGCATTGTACAGATTGGTCAATCGATCATGCGTCTGCAAGTGACCTTGCGCCTGTTCTTTTGCTTGTTGAACAACTTCTAGTTCTTCTTCTGTGACTGCGGTAAAACCGAAATCGAATATGTCAGACATGAAATTTTATCCTTTTAACTAGTATACTATTTTTTTACTCAAAAGTAAACTACTCTAGGTTTTAATCGTATTACCGCGACCAGAGTTTTTCTTGATGGTTTTGAGCAAGTCTTTCCATCCGTCTGATGCTTTAGTGATGGTAGAACCACTTTGCGATATCATTTTCATCGCGCCCAAATGGACAGAGACCCACTCTCCGCTTTCAACCATTTTTTCTTTTTCGGCAATTTTTAAAAACATCTCTGTAATTTCGCCGGTCTTTACATTTTTCATGTCATATGTTGGCATAGTTATTTCTTAGCAATAATAGTTGATGTTGTAAAATATAACCTTTTATCAGATTTCTTTAAAGAAGCTTGCATAAAGTCATCCTCATATCGGTCATTTGGATTATCGACCATATGTTTTATCGTTTCTCCATTTCCGCCACGATATTTTAATACTATTTCAGAAAAATCTTCACACAGACATTCCAACCCTTCCGGAGTAAATCTCCAATAATCCTGGTCGTTCTTGCCGCCATGGAACTGATAAAAAAATGGGGAAGTTAAGATAACCATACCGCCAGGATTGCAAACACGATGCAATTCTTTTATTGCTTTCCATGGATTTCTTACATGTTCTAATACTTGATTTACTATAATGCAGTCGTAAGATTCGTCTTCGTATGGTAAATTCTGTATGTCTATCTCAGGATATGTTGTTCTAGCGATAGATTTAAAATTTGCGTGCCAAAGCAACGTGTTTCCGCTTATCTCTAATAAGGTATCATTTTTGTATTCGTGTGTATTCAGGTAATCAATTACTTTAATCATATATTCAATTCTTGTTGCTTTTAATTGGTGAATACCAGTCTGAGTTTTTGTCAATCCTATTTTAGGCATAATTTATAAGGCACCCCGTAATGCTACAGGGTGCCCTAAATTAGGATCACCCCCTTGTAACTTGTTGTATTGCAGCATCTAGAAACGCTTGTTTCTTTTGTAACTTATATGCTGATTTCGCTTTTCCCTTTTTGTTTAACCTGTGTATATAATGACCGAGGTCTCTAGAATCTTTTTTTAAACGTTCGATTTGATTTACCACCATAGGCAGTCTCCTGTTCTAGTTTTGGGAACATTATCAATCTCGGATTAAATCGGGGTATGCCTCCTTTACTATTTTTGCTGTTAACCCTTTCACGGAAGTTTTTTTGTTGATCATATCGACGAGTATTTCAGCGTCGCGTGGATGTACTCCCTCGATGATCTCGAGGAACATACGTTCTCTTTTTATCTGTGATATGTTATTTGACTCGCGTAGTCCTTTGACAAAAAATTTAAATTTCTTGTGTTGTCTTAACAGAGATGACATGTGGGAGTTATTCGGTGCCGGCGAGTAGGGAACTTTTCCTTTGGGAAGATTCCATTCAATCTTAGGATCGAAAGTGCCTTGTAAGACATCTCTTACAGGCATAATGTTGTGTTTCTGCAGAACAGAAATTTTTTCTTTTCTTGTCGATGCTGCAGAAAATTTTTCGAAAATTTCGTAAACTTGTAATTTCATAATAAACCTCTTAGTAATTATATATAATTATTCTGGTTTTGTCAAATGCCTAGAATGTATTTTGCAACCAATAAAGTTGTTATAATATGTATCATCCAAAAGAACATCATTTGCAAACTGTAACCGAGCTTCATGATAAGAGCAATCGCCTTTGGTCTTGCATAATCGGATAATCTCTCTAACATAGTTAGTCTCACCCCCCTCCATGACTCGTTCTTTAAGAGTATCGCTCGAACCGTAATATGTTTTCCAATCGGATTCAACAAGAAGTTTTTTTCTCCTTTTACGTGTTTTCGTAACAGGTAGAATTTTTGAACGCCAGAAGAATTTTTTGCCGATGTATTTTTTACCAGTATCAACTTCAGTAATACAGTAAACGAATCCATGATAATCATTTATAGATTCGTTTGGATCGAAAATTTTATCTTTATAAATCCACATGTTCAAACAAATATAATTTATTTTCTTTTACAACTAAAACATAATCTAATGCAGTTTCAGCTAGACATGTTAACGCTTCATCATAACTATTTAGGATCGGTTTGCCAGCAATATTAAAAGAAGTATTTAACAAGATATCAAAATGATTCAACAATTCGTATAGAAACGGATTTGAATTTTCGGTAACTGTTTGCAATCTAGCGGTTCCGTCTACGTGAACAATAGAAGGAAAGTTTTTAATTGTGTGTTCTTTTGCTTTAAAGGCAAAAGACATATGTTCTGTATGATCAAAATTTTCTGATATAAAAAAATCTTGCGCCTTTTCCATCTGGCAAACTGGAGCAAAAGGTCTATACCATTCCCTATTTTTTATTGTGTTTACTATTTCTCTTGCGCCTGTAAACGAGGGGTCGCAAAGTATAGACCGATTACCCAAAGACCTTGGTCCGAGTTCAACGTGTTCTTGAACAACACCAAGAGTTTTTTTATTTTTTAAAATATTTACTACATCAGAAAACTCTATTCGTTTTGCAGATTGGTGCTTTTGCCAGTGGTTGAAATGATCTTTAAATATATCTGCGTCCCGCAATTTTATAGTTGAATACCTTTGCGTTTGCTGTTTTACATTTTTACCATGATCTAACATATATTGGATACACAACCCTTTTGATATATTTTGATCGCCAGGATCTGGAGGAACAAAAACATTATATCGCAACTCGTTTTTAATTTTTTCGTTGACTAATACATTAAATGCGTTACCGCCAGTTATTATTAAATTGTTATCATTTTTTTCAATCTGGTTTTTAATTTTTTTGGAAGATAGATATTCCAAAGTCCATTCTTCAGCTGCTTTTTGAACTGCATAACTATGATATATTTCGTTATCATGAGACCAAATAAACTTTCTCTTTAAACTTTGGAAATTTGTTCCGCGTTCAAATTGTTTCATAGGATTTATATTATGGCATTCCCTATCCCAAAGTAAATGTTTATTCTTACCCATCCACGCCTTATAATTCTTCCTGTCCCACATTAGCATTTTATAAAAATCAATTTCAGGCACGTTTTCTCTTGCTAATTTATGTCCATAAGCAGAAAGACCCATCACTTTACCAGCTAAATCTAAAATTACACTCATTGGCGCCACATCATAAGAATTAGAAATATAATGTTTAGACATTAATCCTATGAAATTAAAAAGATTACCATAACTATTAACATCTCTATCTTCTTCATAATCTATAATGTTGCTACCGTCAAATGATGATGTTGCGGACATAGTATGGTCGCCGCCGCCATCATGAGAAAATATAAAACATTTTTTAAACGGAGATTGATACGCTGAGGAAAGATGATGTAATCTATGATGAGCGTATTTTTTAGATTGAGTTCGGAACTCTACGCTTTCAAAGTGACCGGTGTGATCATGTGCATTCTTAAAAAAGTCAAGATGATGACTTTTTTCCTCGTCTTGTGAGTGCGAGAGATCAAAAAGACTATGGCAAAAGACCTTGTTCGGATACGACAAATCTTTACGGTTTTTAAAAATAATATGATTTTTGTTATAAGTCGAACTATTTAATGGTCCGATCTCAAAGTGTTTATGTCCGTGAAATTTTTCTAGTTCAACATAATCTATTTTTTCTGTTACAGTATCATATTGAGTAATTGAGGAATCGTGTGAAGTATTAACAAACCAAATTATCATAATTCTATTTCTTGAAGTTCTTTCCAGTCATCGTTAGTGTCTGATCCACACATTGGACAAAAACAAGGAAATTCATCTTGGTCGTTTACCGTCAAGTCAACGCAACATTCACAGTTACAGCATTCTAATGTATATCTGTACTGTTCCATTAACTAAACATCCAATGCACATTTCTTTTTTCGTCGTATATCAAAACATAATTCATATCAGTTTTCTTAAGAATATCTAATGCGGTACTAATTGTATTAAGAATAGGTTTTCCTCCATCATTAAAAGAAGTGTTAAGTAACACATTTCCATCAACTTTGTTTAATGCGTCGTAAATGAAAGGCGCGTCTTCTTGTCGCAATGTTTGTAATCTTGCAGAATTATCTATATGAGTTATAGATTGTAATTTCTCTTTATATTTTTCTTTAACCATAACAGAATACGCCATTGTAGAAAAATCAGAAGCATCCCAATTTTTTATATCAAAATACTTTTTAGCGTCTTCTTCTCTACAGACAGGGGCGAAAGGTCTAAACCACTCCCTGTGCTTTACTTTAGCGTTTAACAAATCTTTCATGTTTGGATATTTTGCGCTACACAATATGGAACGATGACACAATGCTCTGGGTCCTATTTCGATATTGCCATATAAATATCCTATAATTTTTCCTTTATTAAGTAAGTCTACAAATTCGTTCACAGTGCAAGGAGTTGCAGAATGTAATCTTATGTAATCGTCTAATTTTTCAGCATCGTATAATTTTTCTGTACCGTATTTACCAAACTGTTTTATTTCTCGGTGATGGTGCATCATTAAACCAAGACTTAATGATCCGTCTGTAGGGTCGGGAGGAACGTAAAAATTTATTTCCGGATGTAAAGATTTGATTTTAGAATTAAACAAAACGTTTAAAGCGCCACCGCCAGACAAAACAACATTGTTGTCATATTCTGAACATTTTGGGAGAACTTCTTTTTTAAAATGGTAGTAAATTCCTTCTTCAAATAATTGCTGTAAACACCAAGCATAATCTGCAGATTCTTCTGGTGTTTCTAATCGGTGTTCATCATTTTTTAAATTAAATATGGTATATATTTTGTTTTTAAGATCGATGTTTAATCTGTCTAAATCTTTCGGGTTTTTTGCATCATGAATACCAGTAAACTCAAAATTTCTAAATTTTCGTAAGACCTTATCCGAAAATTTAGTTGATTTCCCATACGCAGAAAACCCCATTACTTTTCCGCCCACATCTATTAACAGTGTTTTCGCTTCTATTTCTTTAATTTTTTTTCCGCAATTAGCATAAAGAGAAACCATTTGATTTGGTAAATATTTAAAATACGATGTTGTGTTATTATCAAATCCAACAACAGAAGAAGTTTCCCAATCTCCGCCAGCATCATAAGTAAAGGCGAGAGATTTTTTAAATCCACTTTCGCCATAAGCATATCGCGCGTGTAATTTATGATGATCTACGGGAGATTTATGTGTATATACGGTTTTGTTCTTCGCCTTTAACAAACAAAAAATAAAATTGACAGAAGGATATCCAAGTAAATACGCAACGCGGTCGTTCGAGGACGCGTCGAATGAAGGGTTCTTGAACCTTTTGATATATATGTTAGAAAATGTTTCGTCAAGAACGCCTATATCTTTAAAAAAATTATAGTAACATTTATATAATTTTTTGGCGGCGCCAAACATCGAGACCCTCCCTAAATTTACATGTTTCTTGTCAAAATATTTTTCTAAAGAATAGAATTGTATTTCCTTCGTCTCAATATCGTATATTGTTACGTTACTGTCATGACCTAGGTAAAATGAAATATCTCTCATTACGAGATTTCGCAAAATCCGGCGGCGCACGCAAGTTCTTGACTGCCTACTGTTGTATCGCTTGCTTCGTATTCTGCTAGATCTGCCCAGTTGATATCCTTTGGCATAATGTTCAACAACTCTTTGTATCCTGCTTCATCAGTATCCTGATAAGGTGCTTGCTTATATGTATGCTCAGAGAACGGTAAGAACGATACACCGCTCATGTAGTCAAAGTTAGCATATGTCCACGCACCTACATCCATCCACTCGTGCTCTTTGACAGAGATAGTGACGGATGGTTTGTGTTCGCACCAATGTTTCTGGTAGATCAACCACATCTCTAACTGTTCAATAGCAGTCATATCAGTGCGGAACACAGCACCCTTGTCTACTTTGACGGGGAATGAGAACACCACCGTGTGTGATGGATTCATAGCATCGTCTTCAACAGGAAACCCTTTGTCAATCATAAACTGGGTCAGAGGATCTTTCTTGTCACCACGCACTGTGCGAATATAGTAAGGATTATGCCTTGCATGAATACCAGAAGCAGCGTCGACTAGTTGTGAAACGGTACCAGAGGGTTTTACACATGTGATGGCAACTGACTGGTTGATTCCTAGTTTCTTAGACAACTCAGCATTCACCTTGACTGCTTCTGCTTTCAGTTCTTCTAGCAGTGAGGGTAAGTCGCCGATCTTACCGTTGGTAAATTTGTTGTCCATGATACCAGTCATAGACACACCGAGCAATCGTTCCTCTTCACAGTTCTTGCTCCAAGTCTTTGAGATATACTTGAAGTTTACTAGTGAGGATTGGAACGTTCCTAGAATAGTTGCGAGACGGACTTTCTCAAGTAGCGTCTCGCGGTTATCACTCGCACGAACCACAACCTCAGATAGGTTACAGAACTCACGAGAGCGAAGAATGATCTCAGAACAAGGGTTGGTGCCAAACTCATGGTCACCCACCTCGCGTCGACCAGACTTCTCTGCCATCATATTGGCAGACTGACGG